TGGTGTCAGTCGGATACAAAACAAGTATAGGAAATGAAAACTACCTGTGCTTCTACCACTCTGAAAAAAAACCTACTCCAAACAACTTCAGTTTGTTGCAGAGTGTTCTGCATTCCACAACGCTGTTGGTGGGGCACAACATTAAGTACGACCTCCAGTGGCTGTTGCACTGTGGCTTCACCTACGATGGTAAGGTGTGGGATACGATGGGCATCGAGTACTTACTGGCTAGGGGCATGAACAGAGAGATAAGTCTCGATGCTTCTTGTAAGAGGCGTGCAGTCCAGCAAAAGAAAACAGGACTGATTAATAACTGGGAGGTTGGTCCTGATGAGATGTCATGGACAATCTTGGAAGAGTATGGTAAACAGGACGTTGATTCAACGTATGACCTTGCGATGGTGCAAGCAGAGTTGCTTGATATAGATTTGAAGGAATGGGCCACACAATGATGGAACCTGTAGTCAAGCTTCACATGGATGTTTGTCGTGTTCTTTGTGACATCGAAACGAACGGCATCAAGGTTGACGGGGATAAGATAAGACAAATTGAAGGAGACTTTAAAAGAGAGCATGCACAGTTAGAAGAAGACCTAGACGCTGCACTAAAGGACTTGTGCGGTGACACACCAATAAACCTTGCTTCAGCAGAGGATCGCTCTAAGCTTTTCTACTCTCTGACTGTTAAGGACAAGCGGGTCTGGAAGGACCGCTTTGATCTGGGCACTGTACTCAAGGATGGCAAACGGAAGAAAAAGTTTGTCAGAACAACCTCGACCCGTAATTTTATTATTAACTACCGACCCAAGGTACGCTCCTTCAATAAAACACAACGTAGAGGATGCACCACCTGTGGCGAACGTGGGCGGGTAGAGTTTGTTCGTAAGGATGGCAGCTACGGTATGCCCCGCAAGTGCAAGGTGTGCTTTGGTAGAGGCTCGACCTACCATGAGACTAACGACATTGCCGGTATTGGCTTGCGACCAGAGAATGAGAAAGACCTGTCTGTTCACGGTTTCAAGACAGACATGACGACTATACGCAGCAAGCTGTTACAGGTTGACGGGCAGAAAAGAGAGTTTCTTGAAAAGTACATGAGGTATAATGCTTTATCTACATACCTCAATACCTTTATAGAAAACATTAAGATTAACACAAACAGAAATGGATACATACACCCACAGTTTATGCAGTGCATAACAGCAACAGGCCGTTTATCTTCGCGCAATCCTAACTTCCAGAACATGCCAAGAAGCGGTACGTTCCCTGTTCGCGCTGCAATCGTAAGCCGCTTTGAAAACGGCAAGATACTTGAAGGGGACTACAGCCAGCTAGAGTTTCGGGTGGCGGCGTTCCTATCTCAAGACAAGCAAGCAATAGAAGACGTTAACAACAATGTTGATGTACACTCGTACACAGCAGAAGTGATTGGTGTATCTCGGCAAGATGCAAAGGCCCACACATTTAAGCCCCTATACGGAGGCACAACAGGGACCGAGGCAGAACGCCGTTACTACACCACTTTTCTTGAGAAGTACTCTGGCATTGCAGAGTGGCAGCAAAGGCTATGCAACGAGGCATTGGTCAGGAAAAAGATAACGCTGCCGTCTGGCCGGGAGTACATGTTCCCCAACGTTAGGAAGTATCCTAATGGTGGGTATTCTAACTCCACACAAATAAAGAATTACCCTGTTCAAGGATTTGCTACAGCCGATCTATTGCCGGTTGCACTAGTAGTTCTTAGTAAAAAAATAAAACAGAACGGATTAAAAAGCTTGATCTGTAATACAGTACACGATAGTATAGTAATGGACGTTCACCCCGATGAAGAGGAGATTAGTATTAGGCTAATGAAAGAGGCGATGCTAAGTCTCAAGGACGAGTGTTCTTTGAGATTTGGGGTTGACTACAATATACCTGTTGGTATAGAGTTAAAGATTGGAAGCAATTGGTCTGACCTTACAGAGGTTGGAACCTATGAAAGGACTTAACGTATGAGTAACTTAGCTGTAGTAACAACCCCATCACTAACTGATCTTGTAACGGCTGATAAGGCAGACACCTCTGCTATCATGGCGATGCTGGGACAGTCCAGTGACGCGGGAGGTTCAACAAAGAGTGTTGACTTTCTGCCTAAGCTTTCTATTGAACACAACACTGAGGACGAAGAAGGCAACACCCTTCCTAGAGGTCAGTGGAAGTTTAAGGATAGTTCAGGGGACTGGCAGCACACAAAGGAACTGACGTTCCGACCCTTCCTGCGGCGGTATATGTATACCGTCTGGGACAATGCAGAGCAGACGTATGGGAGCATGACAATCCAAGCCGCTTCGTTTGGCGACGAGTTCTTTGATAACTCGGGTGGCATTCGCTGTGGTAAGCTGGGTAAAAAGGAACTGGCACTGCTAGACCCTGACGACCCAGAGAGGACTCTTCAAGCCAACGTCAAATGTGCCCAAGTTATTTACGGCACTGCTGAGACTGATGAGATCGCAGCTACACCAGTTGTCTGGTACGCACGAGGCAGTAACTTTATGCCTGTTGCGGATTGGATCAAGACCCTAGAGAAGCAGGGTAAGCTGATGTTTAATACTAGAGCAAAGCTTTCTACCCTGCGACAGAAGTACGGGGGCAACATCTACTACAAGTCAAAGATCGACGTTAAGGATTACGTTGAGTTTGATCCTGCGGCTGATGTGCCTATTCTTGAGAAGTTTGTTGAGTCTGTTAACTCTCACAATGCTTACATTGAGTCAGAGTACAAGGACGCACGCGGCGACTTTGCTGACGCAGAAATTGTAGAGGCTCTCGACTCTAATGACTAACCTCATTAAAGAGTATTTGCAGATTTATTTGCAAGGTGTGGTTTCGGGGGAGAGGAAACTCTCTCCTGAGACTATCGCTTTTTTTGGTGCAGAAGCGGCAAGCTCAGTCGCTCGCCAATTCTCTAATGAAAAGGCGCATCAAAAATGGCGACCCCGTATGTCAGGCTTAGGCAAACCACTATGCCAACAACAGCTTGAGCGGGACGGCACTGCGGTTAAGAAGAAGATGGATTACAACTCTGTCAATCGGTTCCTGTTCGGGGACTTGCTTGAGACATTGATGTACATTGAGATGAAAGAAGCTGGCATAAACGTTGAGGCGTACCAAGAAAAGGTATCCCTTACAGTTGCTGGCATTAAAGTAAATGGCACCCTTGATGTAATCATCGACGGTAAGGTATGGGACATTAAGACTTCAAGTCCATACGCCTACATGAATAAGTTTTCAAACTACAATAAAGTTAAAGATAGTGATCCGTTCGGGTACGTCCTGCAAGGGTACTTGTACGCTGCTGCTGTAGACAAACCTTTCGGGGGTTGGATTGTTATGAACAAGTCCTCCGGTGAGGTGCTTGTATGCAATGCCCCGTCCATACAGGACGAAGAGAGCAAGGCTGCGCTGGCTAAGGCTGCCTACAACATGACAGTACTACAAGACCCCACGATCAAAGTGCAGAAGCTTGACGATGAACCAGAGATGTACAAGAAAGAAAAGACAGGTAATCGAGTACTAGGCACTACCTGTTCGTTCTGTGACTTTAAAGAACACTGCTGGCCCAAGGCGCAATTGAAATACAAAGTTGCTTCTGGCAGGGCAAACCCACCTATGGTCTGGTACTCCAAGTATGTAACGGAAGAACTCTAGTGCCAGTATTAGTAGTAAACAGAATTTTTAATTCTGATATTAACTTTAACAAAGAGTGCTTTTTTGTGTACGCGGAGAATGAAAAGAAAGAAGGAGGGGAAACATTTAAGCGTGGCAACGAACAGTGCTTGCCAATAACAATAAAGAGAGTTCCGGCTATGTCTATAGAGGCATACTGGAATGACGAAAACTACGAATCAAACTGTAGAAAAATACAGCACGATTTAAACAATATAATCAATGTGTTGAAGTATGGTGCCTGTGTGTTTATTGAGCAGAATTTTTTATCCAGCGAATCTAACAGCCCAATGAATACCGAGTGCCCAAAAACTAAAGAGTTTCTTTTAGAAGGCATTCAACTTCTTCACTCCAGATACAGGCCCTTCCGTGTCAAGACGTAAACGCACGACACGAAACGCAATGGGTACAAGGTACAGAAGTAACTTCGAGGTTGGGTTTGCAAGTGACCTTATTAAGCGGGGCCTTAGCTTTGACTACGAGCCTGACGCCTACGAGTTTGTACCAAACACCACAACTTACACGCCGGACTTCTACATACCGGAATACAATTTCTACATAGAAACTAAAGGGTTCTTTACTTCTGAAGACAGAACAAAGCATTTGACATTTCGTAAGCAGCACCCTAGTATCGATGTCCGATTTGTCTTTATGAATGTCAACACTAAGATTAACAAACGTTCTAAGACAAGCTACGGGGACTGGTGTAACAAGTACGGGTTCAAGTTCAGTAACAGAGTTATCGATGACGAATGGTTACGCGGAGAAGATGATGACAGGTGACAGTGTGAACAGCCCGCCCCACTACAATGTTGGGGGCCGCGAAACAATTGAATTGATAGAAGAGTCAATGTCACAGACAAAGTTCTTGGGCTACCTTGGGGGCAACGTAAGCAAGTACCTAGCTCGCTATGAGCATAAGGGAAAGCCCTTGGAGGATTTAGACAAGGCTCTGTGGTACTTGAGTTACTTGCGAAAGAAGCGAGAAGAGTATGACCTTAACCTAGAGTTTGAAAGGGGAGTTGGGCTGTGAATAAAATGTACGAGTCTGTCAAAGAGTTTCAAGATGCTTTTAAGCAAACACCATCTATTCACAGGCGTGTAAAATTAATTGAAGAAGAGTACAAAGAGTTGATGGAAGCAATTCCATTGTCTTTAGTTTTCTCATACTCCTATGCTGAACCCATGCCCTTTAACATGAAGAAAGAGGCGGCTGACCTGTTGTATGTTTTAACTGGGCTGTTCGTTGATTACGGCTGGGATATGGACACTATCTTTGATAGGGTGCATGAGTCCAACATGTCAAAGCTTGGGGATGACGGCAAACCAATTTACAGGGAAGACGGCAAAGTGCTGAAGTCTTCTAATTACAAAGAACCAGATTTAAGTGGAGTATAATTAATGGACGAAAGTAATATGACTGTACTACCAACACCCTACCAAAAATATATTCACACCTCTCGTTACTCTCGCTGGATTAATGAAGCACAGCGCAGAGAGACTTGGGATGAAACCGTGACCCGTTACTTTGATTACATGGTCAGTCGGTTGAAAGAGAAGAATAACTTTGATCTTGATGTCGCAACCCGCAATGAGTTGCAGACCGCAGTGCTTAATCTGGACATCATGCCATCCATGCGGCTGTTGATGACGGCGGGTACTGCTGTAGAGCGTTGCAATGTGGCTGCATACAACTGTGCCTACCTTCCTATTGACAGCCCAAGAGCATTCGATGAGGTGTTGTACATCCTTATGAACGGTACGGGTGTAGGCTTCTCTGTTGAGCGTGAGTGTATCACTAAGCTGCCAGAGGTAGCGGAACACTTCGAGGACAGCACAATAGTAGTCAAGGTCAAGGACAGTAAGTCTGGTTGGGCAAGGGCATTCAAGGAATTGGTTTCCTTGCTGTACTCAGGGCAAATCCCAACGTGGGATATGTCGCTTGTACGCCCTGCTGGCGCACGACTAAAGACCTTTGGGGGACGGGCCTCTGGCCCAGAGCCATTAAATGATCTGTTCCGCTTTGCAGTTAACATGTTTACTAAAGCGGCTGGACGACGATTAAGCAGCATAGAGTGTCACGATCTTGTTTGTAAGACGGCACAAGTAGTAGTAGTAGGCGGTGTGCGTCGTTCAGCCCTTATCTCTCTCAGCAACCTTAGCGATGATCTGTTACGGGCATCCAAGTCTGGTGACTGGTGGCACAACCACAGCTATCGGTCCTACGCTAACAACTCTGCTGTGTACAAGTCTGTGCCTGATATGAATGTGTTTATGAAAGAATGGCATTCATTGTACGAAAGCCGGTCTGGTGAGCGCGGGATGTTTAGCCGTGCAGCAGCAAAGACACAGGTTGCTGTGAATGGTAGGCGTGATCCTAACTATGAGTTTGGTACAAACCCCTGCTGTGAGATTATCCTGCGACCAAATCAGTTCTGTAATCTTACAGAGGTAGTGGTTAAAAAGGATGACACTGAAGAAACGTTGAAAAAGAAAGTGAAGCTTGCCGCTATTCTTGGCACGTACCAAGCTACTCTGACTGACTTTAAATACCTCAGAAAAATCTGGGCGGACACCACAGAAGAAGAACGCCTACTGGGTGTTAGCATGACAGGCATCATGGATAACGAGTTGACGAATGGTGGTGAAGGCGACCTTGATAGTATGTTGCAGCGCCTAAGACAGGTTGCTGTTGATACAAATGAAGTGTGGGCAGACTCGTTGGGCATCCAACAAAGCACAGCCATTACCTGTGTCAAGCCATCAGGGACCGTCAGTCAGCTTGTAGACGCTGCCAGTGGTATCCACCCCCGACACAGCAAGCATTACATCAGGCGTGTTCGTGGGGACAAGAAAGACCCCCTGACACAGTTCCTAGTGGATTCTGGTATTCCATGTGAAGATGCTGTTGGTGATGTCGAAAGTAAAAACACTGCTGTATTTTCTTTTCCAATTGAAGCACCAGAAGGAGCAATGATTAATGATGAACTTACACCTATGGAACATCTTGAACTCTGGCTTACATACCAAAAACACTGGTGCGAACACAAGCCTAGCATCACGATTACAGTTCGTGAACACGAGTGGTTGGAAGTTGCAGCGTGGGTTTACAAAAACTTTGATTTCATGTCTGGCGTTTCCTTTTTCCCTCATAGCGATGCGGTCTATACTCAAGCGCCTTATGAAGAAGTGGACGAGGCTACGTACCATGACCTTCTAGCAAGTATGCCAAAAGATATTGATTTTTACAAACTGCAAGAGTATGAGAAAGAAGACACCACGAAAGGAACCCAAGAGTTTAGTTGCGTGGGCGACGTTTGTGAGCTAGTAGATGTCTGATAAGGATGACACAAAAAAAGAAGGACGCTTCATCAACGTCCTTTCTTTTTCTTTAATGCTAGACAAAGATGCGTCCTTGTCCCCAACTCTTGAGGTTAGTAAATTAGATGCAGAAGACTTTGTAGAATTTATGGATGATGCTCTACCTGATTTTGGTTACACCCACGATCTTGCAAACCTTATTAGGTACGGGACTGAGCTAGTTGAGGATATAGAATCTAAAATAGAAGAGTACTGTGGTATGGCGACGTTTGAAAAAGAGATCACTGAGCCAATTAAGAAAACAGAAGGTACAGTAGAAGAGGTGTACAAAGCTATTAAGAGTACTAAGCTAAATTGAAGTGTTACTTTTTAACCAGTGACCCACCAAAGTACAGCCCAACGATTGCAGAGACTAGGTGTGTGTCTAGGGGTGTTATGACCATGCCAGTCATCTGACGCCACTGGAATATTTCCTTGCCATCAAAGAACAAGAACCCCGGCCTGAACTCTGTCCAGCCAACCGTAACAGCAATCTCTGGGTAGAAGACAGCAACTACCTTCGGCCAAACAATAACAGCCCCAATTGCACTTAAAGCAATGAGCCGCCGAGTCCAAGCAAAGTGCGGATTGTCATAGCGGCGGGCTTTGTCAATGATGTCTGCTTCTTTACTCATAACGGACATCATCATTTTGTTGTTGGCTTCTTTAGCCTTAATGCTTTGTCCCCAGATGGACATGACGCCACCAAGAAGGGATGAACCCAGCATTGTAATTAATTCTACAGGAAGACCGCCTAACATATTATGATCCTTTAAAAGTAGATACCATCCACATAATTGCGCTCCCGATTACTGCAAGGATAAACCCTGCACCGTATAGTCGGGAGCGTTCTTTTTCTAGGGTGTTAACTCTGCGAGACAAAGCTTTCATATCGCCTTGTAGTCTTTCGTGTGATTGAATAAGCGCGTCCATCTTTCCTTCAAGACGGCCTATCGCCAGCATTAACTCTGTGTCGTGTGACACGGATGTCATCCTATGGTCGTCCGAAAGGAGCTAACCTACCTTCTTTAGGGTTGCCTCTCATAAAACCCATTATGCTTTCCGGCACCTCTGGCCTTGGCTGTAGTGCGTCCATCTGTTTTTGCAAAGCACTTCTGGACTCAGTAGTAGGGTCTGTAAATTGAGTGATAATATCATTAATCTCATTAAGTTCAGCCAATTGATCTTTATTACGTGTGGCAAGTATTAATGAAACAACATTATCAACAAAGTCTAGGTTGTTTTCTTTAGAAGACTGGTAAAGGCTGCTTAACGCTCTCAAGCTTTCTTGGTAATCTTCTGAAGTTACTTCCCCATCTGACATAATAGCTGCAAGTTGAGGGATAAGATTTTGCGACATTGTTGTTCTGAAAAAAGGACGGTAGTTACCATTTTCAACACCCGACATAATGTGTTGAGCTAAACCGGGAACAGCCATGACTTGGAGAAGAGCTTCGTTTTTATTAGATGCAAATTTTCTAAGCAACCACTCTGAACCAACATACCTCAAGCTAACAACACCACGGGCAACACCCCACATACGAGACAGTGCTGCACTCTCAGACATAGCCCTAATGTCACCACCGTAAACAGCCTTTGCAGTGTTGTCAGCAAGAGTGCCCATCTTAATAAAAGATTTCATTGCGCCGTAAGAATCGTCACCAACTACTGTTGCTATCAACTGTTTGTTTTCTCTCATAGCATCATCTAGTGCTGAAAAATCTGTAAGCTCTCTGTTTGAACTTTTAATTTCTAGTTCTGCCCGTGAAGTTTGCCTCAGTAACTCGTCAAAAATAACTTTGTTTAGGGCAAGTTGAAAATCATCTACACTTTCAGGCATTACCCTTCTAACATCTGAAACCATACCCTTGTATATTTCTGCTGCTTTCTCACCAGAGTGCTGTAGTATCCTGTTTACTAAAACTTCTCCAATACTAGCTAACTCGCTTTGAGTTTGTGATATTTCAGAAAAAATTCCCAGCGTAGGAGACTGTTCTATTTCCCGCCTCTCACTGGTTTGTTTGGCAACTTCTCCAACCATTTCACCAATTGCTTCTTTGTCTCCTTGCAGTGACATATTGTTATATACTGAGTCCGGTCCCAATGTTGATTTAGCTTCCGCTTCTAAAGTTGCCAAAGGATTTCCTGACATAACTTCATTTTTGCCAACTATTGGGGCCATTTCAATGATAGTTAAAAATGATTTTTCTTTGTCACCAAGAATAAAATCTAAAAACCCACCCTCTTCTTTAGGCTTAAACAATGGATGAGCTTCTTTATTTGCCAGTATTGTACGCAACCTATCTACAAATTCTACACGGGTTACTTTTTGTGGGTCAACTCCCCCAAAGATTCGTGCCAACATAATATTTCGCATCTCTTGTACGGCCTGTGGCCGCAGGTCGCTATCTTCTGGGAATATCTTGTCAAAGTGAGTTTGCCTACGCTCTAAAAGATCGTCAACAGGCACCATAGGCGTATCCTGCCCCCCGTCCTCGTCTATCTTACGGAGTGTAGAGCGACTGAATGCATGTACAAAAGGAATAGGCATGTCTGCATTTTTATTTAGAGCTTGTCTAATGTAGGGATCGTAAAACAAACCCGCAACATTATCTCTGTAGTAAGCTTGAGCTTCTAGTAGTGATGCGCCTATTACACTGTCAGGGGGAGCAGCATCGTTTATTAAAAGACCTACTATTTCTTGAACTTCCATTAAAACAGCAGCGCCCTTTCTACTTTCAGAAGTGTTTCTTTTTGAGAGTTCATAGGCTTTCTGACCAATGCTTGATCTAATAGCAACTGTTTCTTTAAGAGATAAATCTTGAAGCTCGTTAAGTGTTTCAAAAAAGGACTCGGCATTTATTTCTGTATTATCAGCTAAATCTTGAATCTGCCCAATTTTAGCTAAAGGTTTTTTAAGCCTACTCAGGGTTTGTAGTTGTGCTTTTGCAAGTCTGAGTGCGTCAGCACCATACTCAAAGTTTTGATCTTCTTGTCTTTGCTTGAACATGGCACTAAGTTGCCCCATATTAACCACAGGCAATTTTCCACCGGCATCGTCAAACACTTTTTTGTAGTTGTTGTCTGAAATATCTTTATTAGTTTTAAACACGCTATCCATAAGAGAAGTTTGTGTTTTTCTCATAGTGCCGGTATTAGGTTTTTTAACGTCTAGTACATTAAGCTCATTAAGTATACCGTTTTCCCGCAATGGAACATACATTTGATCTACTAAACTTCGATCCCGATCAATAAGTGCTTGGACAGATTCAAATTCTTCTAGCTTTGCGCCAAAGCCGCCGTAGTTATTATTGTTTGCAATTCGCTTATTAACCAAATGAGAAAAATAACCTTGATCTTCTGGGGCAAAGCTGTTAAACAATCGCCTTGCGTCAGCTATTGCTGTGTCTTGGTTTCCTGCGTTGTAACGCCCTGCAATGTTGTAAAGTGAATCTAAAGCATCTATAAATTTACTAGCGTTTTCTTTTTCAAGACCTAGCTTTTCTGCGTAAGCATTCCGCATTTTAATAACTGTTG